CCATGTCTGCACCACCACCCATCATTGCGTACTGTGGTAAAATGTTAGGGTTGCCATCTCTTGTGGTTTGAATATTGCCAGGAAACAAATTTTCATATTTTGTTTGATCCATTAAACCCTTATCTACAAGATCTTGACCTTCAAAAACTCTACCCAATAATTCAGAACCACTTCCTTTTTTAGTTGGGTTTAAATTAGGGTTGTATGTTGCTTGATTGTAATTTTTAATTCCTTGTATGTCAGCTCCCAAAGCTTTTATTTCTTCTTCAGTCATGTTCTGAGCCCAATCAGGAACTTTACCTGTCACACCACTTAGTATTGCACCATACAGTCCCGGTAAACCTTTTTTCATAAGACTCATTTTTCTCATAGCTAAAACTTTGTTTCTATTTAATGAATTTTGATAAATATTATTTTTAAAATTTTGAGCAAATGTTGGAGGAGAGTATACTTGACTAGCTGTAGTTCTAAAACCAGCATCTCTAGCTTCTTTTTTTTGTTTTTCTATTTTTGCTATTTTTTGTATTCTATCAACATATTCACTACCATCTCCACTAGTAGTTGTTGTAGTGGGATTATTTTTAGCTCTACTTACAGCTCTGTCAAACTGACCATAATCAGAACCCGTGTCTCTAGTTGATGATTTTTGATCTGCTTGCCTTGATGATCTAGGTTCAAAACTTGGAATACCATTTACTAATTTACCCGAGCCACCAGCTTTCTTAAGCATGGCTGCTTCTTTTTTATTTATGTAAGCTAAAAACTCTCCTTTGGGGGCGTTCTTTTTTAAATCCATTATGGACATAATTACATGCCTCTGTTGTATAGACCCATCAAACCACCGTTGGCTCTCATCTGAACTTGTTCTCTCATATCAACATCAGCGATACCACCGCCAGGCATTTGTTGTGCCATGTTAACATTCTCAGACATCATTTCTGGAGCTTGAGATTTAATTCCTGATTGATCGGCTTGCATCTGTTGAATAATTTGTTTCCAAATACCGCTTTCAAAGAAAGCATCAAAGCTACCAAATTGTTGCTTTTGTTCTGGTTCCATTTGTTCCCAGATTGAAGCTGCTACTTGTTTGCCTTGTTCATCTTCGCCGCCACCCATCATAACATCACCTCGTTTGTAGTTAATGTCTGGTGCTCCAGCTTGTATTGATTCGTTCATTGAAATTTCTTCGTTCATAATATATCTCCTGAGTTTATTTGTTTATATTGTTTTTCCTGTTAAATCAAGAGCTGGCATAATAACAGTTACATCTCTTTGGATGTCTTCTTCGGGTATTCCAGATGCTTTTAAAGCTTCTTCTGTCTCGTAAACCTCTCCTGTTTTCTTGTTTTTAATAGTAGTTATTATCTTCTCTGGTGTTAGTTCTATTACTTGATCACTCATTATGTTGTTACCTCTTTTTTGATGTTTAAATAACTGATAGCTACATCAAACGAGTCTGTTGTGCTTGATTGTACTGTAAAAGATGTACCACCTTCTATTATTAGTGGTTGAGTTAATAATTCTGTTGTAACATTAGCTGTAAGTGCTGCTGATTTAATAGCTGTAATACTATTATTTGTAACTGTTACACTTGGTGTGCCAGCTGATGTAACAAGTATAGATTTAATAACTATCGTTTCACTAATCAAAGGATTGCCAGATCCTAATGGTGTAAGTGCACCACCTGTTGTATTATTATCTATACCTACAAATTTATATTGATTTACTACTGCCATTAATCTAAAAAGAAGCTTCTAGCTTCTATCTCCTGTTTTATTTCTTCTTGAAACGTTGTGTTTAATTTCTCAAGAACAGCATCTAAATCTCTTACTAAAGATTGAGCTATATCTTCTTCATACTCTGAGCTTGCTCTAGTTAATGTTTGTACTATCTTTGCCATTATCTTCTTCCTCCAGCTTGTATATCTAATCTAAAAGTTCCTAATTTCCAACTAGTATCAACTGCTGTATTAGATATAGTAAGAGCTATTGATCTAGCCCTAGCTCTTGTGTCTACTTTTGTAGTGCTTGATGAAATAGTAAATGGTCCAAGAGATGAACTTGCTGCTGCTTCATTAGGGTAATCTCTTAAATCTAATTGTATTATTGTATTACCTGTTTGATTAATAAAATCAGGAACTATTCTACTCACTCTCATAATATTTTCACCATCACCTCTAAGGTCAGCCATGTTAGTAGCCGCACCTCTTACAACTTTTTGAGTAATGTCATAATCACCAGAAGTAATATCAGCTGGAATAGCTGTCGTAACACCAAGTCTTATTTGATTAAGTCCAGTTTCGTGTTCATAGTAATAAGTAATTCCATCTGTATTACCTTCAACATCAAAAGATGTATCCGTACCTGCATCATATTGTGTAGCGTGTGGTAAACCAAACACTGCAGAATCCTGCCAGGTTGTTCTAGTAAATAAAGAACTGTCATTAGTAAACCATATAGGACGTTTAGCTGTTGAATCTAAATAACTATATGTAACTGATCTAGTGTTAACATTAGAAGTAGCTGTAGGGTAGAACCAAGTAATTTCTCCAAACAAGTTATTAATACCACAATAAATAAACTGATTAGAAGTTGTGTTAAGATCATCATAAACATAATCTTCAACTAGGCAATCCATTGATTCTAGTTTACCGGTGTATCTAAAGAAACCATTATCGGACATCCAGTAAGCTGCACCATCAACTTCAACGGCTGCGTTCTTACCAATTAATCCACAGTTAGTTCCAACTTGTTCATAAGCAAATGTAAAAGGAGTTCCAACAAATCTCATAGTAAATAAAGAAGTGTCACTCCAGATGTAAATTGCATTTCTACCAAGTTTAGCACCGATGATCCGTGATCCGGCGGCTAGTCTTTGTGTACCGGCACTGTTGGTTGCTGTTGGTATATAGTCATTTATATTTTCTTGAGAAGAAAATCTTATAAACATATCATCTTGTGTAGTTTTATCTCCAATAGTTGTTTCAGTTCCAAAGAATACTAAGTGTCTATCTGGAGTTGATACCAACATATCACGTGACGCTGTAGGCGCACCAGATATGATTGTAGCTCTTGTAGCTGTTGCGTTAGTTGCGTCTGCATTCCATTCAAAACATTCACCATTAAAAATTAAAGCAATCAATGTACTACCTAAATTGTCTAAGGCCCATAGACCGGGTTCGGCAACAGTATCTGTGTCAGCTGATGATTGACCCCAACCAGAAAAATCACTATAGTTTGTAACTGTAGCTCCTGTGTTATGAAGAGCATTCGTTGTTCCTCTAACGTTTCTAGTTATCCCTGTTAAAGTATTTGTTCCTGTATTAACTCCTGTGTAAGAAATTTCTTCTGTGCCTACTTGTATAAAATTAGTTCCTGTTGTTGGAAAATTTAATACAGATGTTAAAATAATACTAGTTCCTGTTCCACCTGTTCCTGCTGAGTTAGCAGACAAGGCTCCATTTAAAGTTGTTGTCTGAGGAGCTGTCGATGTTCCACCAAATTGTGATATACCCCATCCAAAAACACCAACCTGTTCTGCTGGACCTACGTGATAATATTGAAAAAAAGTAATACCGCCTGATGTTGTTGCACCGGATCCGGTTTCATTGCTAGGCATTGTAATAGTTATAGTTGTTGAACTTACAACAGAAGTTACCATAAATTTTTTATTAGCAAAATCTGATGCACTAAAATTAGAGTTAGTAATTGTACTAAAGGTACTTACATCACCAAATAATATAATATCACCTGTTTGAAAAGTATGACTACTTCCAAATGTAAGGGTTACGATTGGTTGACCATTAGTCGTGCTAAATGCACTAGTGATAGCTGTACCTGATGGATTAACTAAAGGATGTATGTCGTAGAAAACTTCTCCTGAATATGCATATAAAATTCTATTGGTTCCAATAATAGCATATTTAATACCTTGTTTATTAACCATGTGATGTAACCCTCTAGCAGCACCAGTTAGTTTACTGTTGCCCAATTGATTCCAACCACCTATTTTTTCTGGAGTACCATATCTAAAACGTACATTAGTACCACCTGTCCATTGTGACTCGGCTCCTGTAGATGTAACTTGTTTGTTGAATCCTGGTAAAAACCCTAATTTTTGTAACATATAAAATCCTTATAAAGGAGACAGTAGGTATGGTGGATTACTGTCTCCATCATAGGGATATATCATCGTTTAAACCAAGATGGAAGACCTAAATGTATACGCTTGTCAAACATATTATCTTTAGCACCAGGAGTTTTGCTATTATTGTAATGTAAAAATACTTGAACGCATTCTTTGCCTTTAAATTTTTCTCGCCAATGCTCTAGCTCACAACCAGAATATACTAACATATCACCTTGTTTTAAATTTACTTTAATTCCTTTTTTACCAACTTCTCCAGATGGTTCTAAATAAATAGCCCAATCATCACCACCAAGATTCATTGTAGTAGATATCTCGCAACTAAATCTATCTTTGTGTCTTTTTAATTCATCACCCTTTTTATATATTCTTGCATAAGAATAAGCTGGATATAATTTTAACCCTGTTGTTTCTTGCATTTTTGGAAGGCATTTAAGCATTAAAGTTTCCATAGCTATATTTGCGTATTGACTATAAGTTTCTGGTATCTGTTCATATTTATTTTCGTAGTGACCTATAATGTTTTCAAAAGGTGAAATGTATCTTTGTGATCTACAGGTATCATAAACCTGTTTTTGCATCATAAAATAATTTGCGACAAAACTAGCTAAATCTTTTGATATTGCTTGACGAATAACTGTATACTTTTTTTTCTTAAACATCTTTAGCCATCTCTTTTGGCACGGCTTGTATGTTCCAATGTATAAATCTAAAAGGTTCAATACCAAAATCAATTGCAAATTCATGTTCTAAATATCCTGGAAATATAAGTAAAGTTCCAGGTTGAGGTTTAAAATGAACAAGTTCAGTTCCGTTAACAATATTTTTTATTTCAGGTTTTAATTTTAATTTAGTAGCTCTAGCCCCGGTTCGTGGTTCATGAAAAACAGGGAAAGATGTTTTGTCACTTGCCTTTAAAAAATAAAAACCTGATACATGTTGATTCCAATGCACGTGTGCTGAATGATGACCACCACCTTTTTTAGCAAATTCTTGCACCCACAACTCAGTAAACATGGTTGTGTATTCTTTCATATCAAAACCTTGATCATCTAAATATTCCCAAGATTTTTGACCAACATAATTTGTAAAATCTCTAAAATTATTATCTTTAGTTAAAGGACTTGAGTGATAACTTCTTCCAAAATCTCCAAACTTTTTTATATGCGCTTTGGCTTCTGGAAAATTTTTAGCAGCTTTTATATATTTGTCAGATGCTTTTGTTAATGATTTTACAAATTCTGGTTTTTGTTCTGACCAAATAGTCGTGTTAAAGTAATTATTTATATTCATATTATTTAAATGGTTTTCCTAAATGCCAAGCAACAAGACTATATCTTGTGCCAGATGTTACTGGTTTAACTCTATGCCATACAAAAGAAGGGAACACAATAATAGACCCTTTAGGTAAGATCTCTTTTGCTTTCTTTAAGTGTTGACTTTCATCTCTCATATGTGGATCATAATTTCTAAAATCAAATTCTAATTCACCACCTTCATATTCTGAACCATCTGTTAATTGACAAGTCATAGATAGTTTTCGAATTTTACCTTTACAAGGTCCTTCTTTGTCATAAGGTTTTGGCCAACTATCAGAGTGCCAATCATAATATTGGTTGTGTTTATATTTTGTAAACTGACAAGATTCTGTCCAATCCCAATCAAAATTCCAACCGGCATTTTTATTAGCCATATGGACATATGGCTGTAATTCTTTATATATCCATTTATCATTAAGCCATACTAGATCAGAATTTCTTTTTCTTTTTATGTCTTTAACTTCTTGTTTATTTAATTTTTTATCTCCATATCCTCCAGTTATAGCCATCACTTCTTTTTGTTGGTTAGCGTAAGCTATTACGTCATCGCAAAACTTTGGTGTAAGTGCTGCAGGAAAATGCCAGTAGTAATTAGATATATTCATAGGTTATAGTCTGTACGAAATTTAAACTATCTTTCTGATTGTTAGTTATGTAATACATATTAGTTGAGGGAAACATTATAAACATATTATCTTTAAGTTCTATGTCCCAACTTCTTCCTTTACGTCTATTATCATTAAAGTGTATTCGAACAAAACAATCTTTAACTTTAACACCGTAAAGCATAGTAAAGTCTGGAGAATGTATTAAATTTACTGGATCAATATTTAATAAAGGAACTGTAGTCTCATTGGGTTTATATATATTTCCAAAAGTTAATTTGTTTACTAAATTAATACCATATTCAATACGAATAAAATCTTTGATATAAGTATTTAATTTATCCCAAGTTCTAGAAAAATTAAATTCATTATTTGTTAAATTAGATTGTAGGATGTGATGAGCTAAATCATTGCTATCAATTTCCCAATGCTTTGGCATATTGACATCACCATAATATAATGCTTGCTCTGTTAATACTTTCTTCTGCATACCACCACCATTTTTAATTTATGCTTTGCTGTCTGTCAAGTCCCAAGTTGTATTAGCTTCATTCCAGACGTAAGACCAATCATGAGTTGCTGGTGTATTTTCATCTGCTGGAGTGTTTTGTGAAATTTGTTCTACTGTTAACTCTGGAGCGTCACCAATAGGTGATTTCCAAGATGCAGTTAAATTATGTTTTACCCAGGAAGCATAGGGTTTTACAGGCCAGAAAATTTGATCATCTTCGTTCCAAGTATAACCCATACCTGCATAGTTTCCTCTAAAAGCAGTTCCATCATTTACATGTTGATTATTTTTTGTGTTGTATGAAGTTTGAATCCATAAATGCGAAGGCCAGTTACTATTAGTTTCCAAAAATTGTTGACCTACCATTTCATTTTCAATTCCGTTTGAATTTAAAATATTATTATTATCCACAACATGGACTGATAAAACTATATTTTCTTCTGATATTTTTGCAAAATGTGCCATAATTTTTAACTATCTTGAAATTTGTACCTTATTATTACTATACCTGAACCACCATTTTTTGCTATACCACTTGTTCCACCACCATTTGAACCTCCAGCTCCACCACCAGTATTAGCTGTTCCAGCTTCTGCTGCAACAGAACTTCCCGGATATGGTCCAGAACCTCCGTTTCCACCACCACCAATACCACCAAGTCCTTTAGCTGCAGTACATTGTCCCCCACCACCACCACCAGAATAATATCGAGAAGGACCCGGACCTGGTTCACCTGTTGCGGGATTAATTAAAGTTCCAGCTCCTGCACCACCTGGTCCACCTGAACCTGGATTAGTAGGACCATCTCCATTTTTACCTACTGCAGTAGCACCACCGCCACCACCATTAGATACTGGACTAGGTGCCTCTCTATCGTTTACACCACCATTAAAACCTTGAGCGGGAGTTACGGGAGGAGTATTTCCAGTTCCAGCAGAACTTCCACCTCCTCCTCCTGATCCTCCAGGACTACCTGACGTGGGTGTTCTACCACCGCCTCCACCACCAGTTGATGTTATTGATGAAAAAACTGAATTACCACCATTATCACCCTTTGTAAAAGGTGACGAAGTATCACCAACACCACCGCCACCTATTGTTATTGGATAACCTTGTGCTGTTATTGTAATTGCCGTACCACTTCCTGCACCACCTGGACTTCCGTCCAAAGGAGACGCTGTATAACTTTGGGCTGGACCTTTATATTCTCTAAAACCTCCCGCACCTCCAGCACCACCTCTATCATTAACTGAACCACCCCCACCAGCTATCACTAAATAAGAAACTACATTTTGATCAACACAACTAGCAACTGCATTAACAGTAAAAGTAGCATCACCTGTAAAAGTATGAATTTTGCAATTTCCCGAGGTTGTGATTGTTCCACCTGTTGCACATATAAAACTCGCTCCTCCTCCTCCAGCACCAAATCCTAGGACTTGATAACCAAAAGATTTACTTCTTCTGTTTTGTATATTTGATGAATTCTTACCT